TCACCTCCTTTCTTTGCTGCATGCAGCCTTCAGCATGCAGCCTTCAGCATGCAGCATGCAGCATGCAGCCTTCAGCATGCAGCCTTCAGCATGCAGCCTTCAGCATGCAGCCTTTTTACAGGCGGATGCCACCGCGTGATACTTTTGGTCGGACGTTGACGTTTTTCACGCGTTTTGCGGTCTGCGTGAATCGTTTCTGGTCGCCTCGACCCGCTCCGCTTCTGTGTGCCATTTTTACACCCCCTTTCTGTACTTTTTGCCGGTGCGCACGTCAAAGTGCACCCAGCTCTTGTATACGATAATGCCGCATTCTTCCGGTATGATTGCATTCAGTTCGTTGGCAAGCTGTTTTGCGCTCATTCCTTCTACCCGGATATCTGCGGCCATACCGCGCATGTGGTAGCTGTATTTTGCTCCCCCGCATTTTTTGTTCCATTCTGGCGTCCTGTATCCGCTCGTTATGATTACCGGCCTCCCTATCTTATGCCTTAGGATGTCCAGGATGGTGTATAAGTAGTCATCGATGAAAACTACTGGTGACCCGTCCTTGCAAGCGAATTCCTTTACTGAGAAGTGTCTCGCAAGCTTCACGTTTCCGTCTGTGTTCATTATGTAGCTTTTAATCATTTTTGTCAATCCTTTCATTTTTGCGTTTTCCAGATCTTGTAATAATAGTCGGCGGTTATTACTTTGTATCCACCCTCAACTTTTACGACTACCTCATCTCCTTTTGCGTATTTTTTTGCGTAGTAGCGGCTCGTGAACAGTCCTGTGTAATCATCGTAACCTTTCATGGTGTTTCACCATCCTTTCTTTCTGATTTTATTTTATTATATGTCAAGAGGTTTTTCAACTTTTTTGTGTTTTTTTAATAATTTTGTAACCAGCCTTTGCTGTCTTGTTTTGAAAGGCGCTTTAGCGCCCTGCCGTATGGAGCGCAGCGGAATTCGGCTAATCCATTCCTTATAAGCGCTGTGCGCGTCAAACTTTCGGTTCACGCCATTTTTGCCTTAGATTATCTTTTTCTTTCTGAATGTTTAGATAGGTTTCATAATCCACGTTCGTGCTCTGTTCGAGATTGATCAAACTCTGTATTGCGTTGCGTCTGCGTCTGGCTCTAACCTCTCTTAGTTCGTCAGAATGTGCCTTGAAATAGCTTTCAGCGTCTTGGCTTGTATCTTTATCTAGGATTTTATCAAAATAGCGTGGAGGCCTTTTCTCGCGTCCTCCTGCACAGATGATGCTATCTGTTTTTAAAATTTCATCTTTGTGCTCGTTTAGATATTTTTCGCCGATCCCTTTCGACATGATCCTAAACTCTGGTTCTCTGCCCTGCATCCAGTATTTCGCGCTTTCCTCTGCACCAATGGCTTTCTTGTTTACGTATTGCGCTACGTATGCAAAGCTGCCCGGCTGTGCCGGTGAAAAGTCTATCATGCCTTTGCCCCATATTTTTTCTAGCCACTCGCTCTTGAAATAGCTGTTGCCCTTTTGGTTTTTATACCATTGTGCATCCGGTGGTTTCAGTCCGAATACTATTGCGTGATAGTGTGGCCTTTTTGTCTTGTCGCCATATTCAGCCGCTAGGAAATATTTTATTGGTTTCTTGTACGCTTTCCGCAGCCGTTTTAGGAATAGTTGCGCGTCTCGCTTGCTTACTGTTTGACTTTGGATACTCTGGTATCCTTTGAGAATTTCGCCGTATGGAATATGTTCATCGTCGTATGTCAGTGTTAGAAAAATCACATCGTCCCATTCTTTGGCTTCTAGCTCTATCCTGGTTGCCCATTGGTCAGCCATCTGTTTGCGGCAATACTCGCATTTACCGCATGGTAACAGTGCGAATTTTCCTTTTTTGATCCCGTCCATGATGTCCGTTTGCAGTCCTTGTTTTGTTAGGTTTTCCAGACTTCCCCACAGCTGTGGTTTTTTCGTGTCCATCTGAAATACTAATGGTTTTGTACATGGCATTTTTGTTACCGGCACAAGCTTCCTTGTCTATCTTGTGCCGTTTGACACCTCCCTTTCTTTTATTATTAACTTGTTGTAGTAGTAGTAGTAGTAGTGTTGAAAGCGTTGAAAACTCGTTTTTTTAATGTTACTACGTTTATTTATTGCCTTTTTGCCTGTTGAAAACTTTGTTGAAAACTTGTTGAATTGTTGAATGTTCGTCATTATGACGGATTTCTTTGTGCAACTTTATGTTGAAAACCTGTTGAAAGTGTTGAAAACTCAAGTTTTCCACATTCTTTATTTTTTGGATTATTGTTACTAAAAAAGGGGGATGTTTTGTCACCCCCCTCTCCTTTTTAGTTTCCTCTGTATGCGTCGAATTGCCCAGATTGGTATTTTTCAATCTGTTTGTCTGCATAGCTCTTTGCTGTCTTGTCAACGCTTTCTTTGGCTGCTTTGCCGGCCTTTTTTGCTGCGTCTTTTGCTGCTTTGCCGGCTCCCGCAAGGCTTGTGCCTAACTTGCTAGCTGCATAGCTGTACTTTTGTACTTGTTTTGCGCTTGAGCTTGCCAGTTCGCTTGCTGACTGTTCCCAGCTCTTGGCTGCTTTGTACTGTTTTGCGCTTGAGCTTTGTTTTGACAGTTGTAAATATTTTTCTGCCAGTTCTGCCGTGTTGTTGCCGTATTCGTACATAGCGCTTACGCTTGCAGCTTGTGCGCTCTGCTGGTTATAACTTTGGCTTCCAATGCTCGCTGATGCTCCCGATGGTGCGCTTGTTGCTCCGTTGGTTGCTGCCAGAATTGGATTGATGCCCGCCGCGATCATGTCCTTTACTGTATCCTGATAGGCCGTCCCCCGCATTTCCTTCTGGAACGCTCGTTCTGCTGCCGCTTCTGCGCTGTTGTACTTTTTTGCGCTTGCTTGGCTTCCAGCGTTCGCGAGGTTGCTTAATAGTCCGCTCATCATTTGCAGTGTGTTTGCGGTGTTTACGCTGCTTTGGTTTCCAAATGTTGTAATACCTGTTGGCGTGCTGATTTGTGCTGCACCAATCTGTTGCGGTGCTGTTAAGCTGCCGGTTGTTGTCTCGCTGCCGGTTGTTGTCTCGCTGCCTTCGCCTTGGCTGTTCTTAGCGCTGCTCTGGTTGCTGCTTGTTGCGATGTCTGTTAACATGCTTAGTCCTTGCAAGAGGTATGGAAAAAGTTTCAATAATGTTTCCATTCAAAAATAGCCTCGCTTTTGCGAGGCTTCCTCCTTTCTTAGATTCTTTCGATGCCGGGAATACTGTAAATAGGCATTTCCCTGAACCATTCTTCCGTGAAGTAGAAGTCACACAAGAACTGGTGTGACACGTTGCTTGTTACTGCAATCGTCCTGTCAATGTTCTGCTGTCCTTCTTGGATCCATTCCGCTGACAGTCTCGGCAGCTTGTTATAATCGTCTGCATAGTGCCATGCGTCCAGACTTGTCGCGTAGTTCGATCTCATTTCTCCGGTCACGTAAGATGGCTTGTAGCGGTAGTCCGCCCAAGCTTCTTGGTACCCGAAGATTTCGTTATCTTCGGGCGTGCCCTGTGCATAGATTTCTCTGTTGTATACCGGCTGCTCTCCCAGTGTTGCCAGTCGCGGGTCGTAGTAGGTAAATCTTCCACCGCGTGTCCACTTGGTCGCAAGTCCCTGCTGATAGCTGTGCTCCACTCGTACCACTGCCAGACCGATGATATAGCCGTATTCGGTTGCTGCATAGTCAACCATCTGCTTACTGCATGTGGTCAGACTGTATGCTGCTGTATTGCCCAGTGCCTGTCCGGTTGTCGTGTCTGTCTGGCTCGTCTGTACGACCTGATTGACGTTGATTGCTATGCGCTGACCGCCGATGTATTCCGGGATCTGCAGACGGCTGTCCGGTGACGTTACGCCCCATGTTCCGCTCAGGAATTCGCGGTAGCGCGTGCCGTTTCGTGCATCAGCCTCGAAAATGTGCTGTAAGGCAATAGCCATTCGCAAATCCTCAATTTTGATTGCCGTCACGTTGTTCAGGTTGGCGTATAGGTTGCCTGTTTGGATGTTGTTGCCCGCCGAGTCAGTTGTTGCTCCGTTGGTTTCTACACCTGCCAGTTCTACCGCCGGAAATCCCTTTTTTGGTTCCTTGTATTCCCGGTTGAATGCTCGTCCCGCTCCTGCGCCTTTGCCGTTGAACCAGACATTCGTATTCATTTCAAATGCTTCTACCTTGCCGGTTACTTCGTTGTAGTTTCCCATAACGACCGGTGCGTCTCCTGTCAGGCTGATTTCCACAGGGTCAGTTTTCAACGGTGAAGGGAGGCAGGAGGTGAAGTAGTCGTGGAACTTACCCGCTTTGGCCGGTTTTCTCCCGTACATGCTTGCTTCGTTGGTGTTTGTTGTTAACGACGGTTGGTTGGCGTATGCATTTGCCGGTCCCGGTGAATCGTCTTTTCCTGCATCATCGGTTTTTTTGTAGCCTAGCATTAGTGGTGCTTCCAGATTTTCGTCCCGAAACCATTCGTTGTAGATCATTGCATATGCTCTGATAGGCAGCGCGTTAACTTGGATTTCATTTTTCACTTCGGTCGGCAGCCCGAAGTAGTCGCCGATGCTGCCATTTGCAAGCCCGGATTTGCCGCCAATTTTGCATGTCGGCGTGCTGTATTCGGTTTTTTCCGCCCAGTAATCGGTGTCATTCTCCCCAAACATGTTCTGCCAGTGTTCCCACAGCAGACGGGCCGGGACAAAGAAGAAGTATGTGTCCATATAGCAGTTATCCATCACTGGATAGATGGGTGTACTCATACGGATAAGGCCGTTCAGACGAATACGTGCGGTATCACCCGGTAGCACTTCATCCATATAGATTGGTACCAATTCGCCCTCGTTAATGGTCGTCAAGAGCTGATGACTTCGGTCAAATTTGCTTCGTGGTCGCTCCATTCGCGGCACTTGGGCGAAATGGTTTTCACTGTTTCTGTTCGTTGTCCTTCACCTCTTCCTTTTTTTCTTCTTCCGGTTTCGGTTGTTCGTTCTTTTTCATCTGTTTCAGCTTTTCCAGTGTTTCGGCTGCTGCGTTTGCTTTTTCGTGCATTGTCATGATATCTTTTGGTAGATTTTCGAGGCCGGTTCCCTCGGTGTATATCACGCTTTTTGCTTTGATGCTGGTGTCTCCAGCTTCCAGCCTCGCGATTGCGCTTGCAAGGTCGTAGCCCTCGCCCGCTTTTTGGATTTTCTCGTATGTGTTTTCGTCCGGCTGCTGGATGTAGTCGGTAGTGCCGTTCGGTCGTTTGACTGCTTTCCATGTTGGTTCTGTCTTGCTGCCAGAATTGTTTGTCTTTCTTTCTGTCGGCAGTCCGAAGTATCGTACCATCATTTCAGGATTTAACATTGGTCGTCTCCTTCAGGTCGATGAGTCGTGCGATGTGTTCAGGCGCTGCCTCACTCATGTATCCCGTTTCCGCGTCGAATTCGCCCAGTTCAACGAGGCTGATGTCCTCGATTTCGTTCGGCTTGCTTTCGTCTGCTTTCCATCGTGCCGTTCTTACCGCCTGCGCTCTGTTGTTCTGCAAAAACGGCTGAGAGTAGCCGTTGGTCAGGGCGTCGTGAAATGCATAGAATTTCAGTTTCATGTTTTTCTCCTTTATTCTTCGTTCTTGTCATCATCTTCATCATTTTTGACCACTGCATGGTAAATCTTGTCCACCATTGCAAGGATTTTCATCAGGATGTTCATGGTTTCCTTAAAGTCCACTGCTTCACCTCCTTTCTTTGCTGCATGCAGCCTTCAGCATGCAGCCTTCAGCATGCAGCCTTCAGCATGCAGCATGCAGCATGCAGCCTTCAGCATGCAGCCTTCAGCATGCAGCCTTCAGCATGCAGCCTTCAGCATGCAGCCT